GTATTGATAATGTTATTAATATTACGGTAACAAACGAATTTTAAACATAAAAATTAATCAAAATGAAAAAAACAACATTTCAGATCATTGCTTTTGTACTTCTTTGCCTATTAATTGCTACAGCTGACAGCTGGTTTAATTTTTAATCCCATGTTTAGGGTAATAGGTTGGCTTTTAGCCATAATTTTCTATTTTATTATTTCGATACCTGTTGGCATACTAGTTTATGGTATTGCCTATATTTTTTTTACAATTAAATACATAATCTACTATGTACGACGAAAATTATGAAGAATTTAGCGCTATATACAAGTCCATTTTATGGCATGAAGCAGAGATAGCAAAACTGCAAAAAATTGTTGCTGGTAATCTTGACAACATACAAATACACTTTTTTAATAACAAAGTATTTACTAGTTTATACCAACGTGATACACATTTAAGTTTAGATGCAATGGTAAAAGTAATTGCTAGCAATACAATTGAGGCATACAAAGAACAAATACAAAAACTTAAAAACAGTTTATGAGTGAAACAACTTTAACACACGATAACTTATTAAAAATTTATGCAGCAATGATTCAAATTGCACCTATAGACAGGTCAGTATATTTTGATAAATATTTAAAAGAAGTCAAAGAAAGATTGCAAGAAATTAGATTTTTATACAATTTAACTCAACAAAATGACGGGGATAAATAGACTAATAAATTGGCTTGAAGAAAACAAAGAATTAAAGATTTCAACAGAACATATAAAATTACAGGCGCAAGTTTTTGCACTAGAAGAATCTTTAAATATTAATTATTTTGAAAGCGTGACAAATATTTTTAACAAAAAAACAAACGAAAATGAACCAAAAAAACAGAGATCTTCCAGCCTATCCAATTAAATTTAACGATCAATTCGGACAGTTAGTAATTTTGGGCGGCATGACAAAGCTAGAACTTGTAGCGCTAGAACTTTTAAAAGCTACATATCAGGGTGAAAAGTTTGAAGATTACCACAAAGAAGAAGAAATGTTTAGCATTAAATGTGCTTATGACATGGCAGAATTATTTTGTAGTTACATTGAGGCAAAACTAGAACAAGAAAGTAAAATTATTTCTTAAAATATCCTTAATGACAAACGAGGAAATTTTAAAATTAATTGAATCTAAAAAGTTCAAGAGAAACCACATACCCGAAACCGAGAAAGTAATTTTTTCGATTTCGGGTAAAACTATTGGGTGTAATCAATCTTTTGTATGCTTTCAGGGAATGCCCAAAAATGGAAAAAGCCTTTTCATAACTTCCGCAATTGCTAGCGCCTACACAACATGGGATATTTTTGGCATGAAAATTAATTTTCAAGATAACAGAAAGCGTTTGTGTTATGTTGATACAGAGTCAAGCGATTTTGATTTTTATAGGACATTGGAAAGGATTAGGCGCCAAACTTTACTCGATCAATTGCCGCACAATTTTGACGCCCTAAGCGTAAGGGAAGAAAGTCCAAACGACATACAAAAGCTTCTTGAATTTTATCTTGAATTTAACCCCGACTGCTCAATTTTGGTGCTAGATGGAATACTTGATTTAATTCAAGATTTTAACAATGTAGCGGAAAGTTTTAACTTAGTGCAATGGCTAAAAAAAATTACAAAAAAACATGATCTTTTGATTTTATGTGTTTTGCATTTAGGCAAAAAAGATAATTTGTCAATAGGTCATATTGGAAGCTTTTTAGATAGAAAATCTCAATCTGTTTTAAGGGTAGAAAAAAACAAGGAAAAAAAGACAATTGAATTGTCTAGTACATTTTTACGTTCCAGTGATGATTTTAACCCAATTTCAATACAGTTTCAAGGGAATGACTGGTACCAAGTGGACAACACGCCAATTGACAAAAGCAATGATGTTTTTGGCATAGATAAAACAATTTTGTTGCGTCAGGTACTACTAGAACCAAAAGGATACAATGCACTAGCAAATGATCTTTGCGAAAGGACAGGAAAGGGCTTAACTAGCATAAAAAAGCTGCTAAAAGATTGGATTGCAGACGGTACAATTGTAAAACATAATGATCAATACAAGACAAAAAAATAGGCGCTGATTAAGGCGCCCACTTCGACAAACGAATTTAAAATTAATCAAATTCACTTTCTTTTCAAAACAAAAATATAAATAAAAAATGACACATGGAAGTTTATTTTCAGGAATTGGCGGATTTGATTTAGCGGCTGAATGGATGGGATGGGAAAACAAATTTCATTGCGAATGGAATGAATTTGGACAAAAAATATTAAAACATTATTGGCCTAACGCAGAACAATTTACAAACATAATAACAACAGATTTTACAAAATATGCAAACAAAATTGATATTCTCACAGGTGGATTTCCTTGCCAACCTTACAGCGGAGCCGGTAAAAGACTTGGAAAAGAAGATGACCGACACCTCTGGCCGCAAATGCTTAGAGCAATTCAAGAAATTCAGCCGCGTTGGATTGTGGGCGAAAACGTTTACGGCCTTGTTAATTGGTCAAACGGGCTGGTATTCCATGAAGTGCAAACTGATTTGGAAGCTCAGGGGTACGAAGTCACACCGTTTTTACTTCTAGCTTGCGCCGTTGGGGCGCCACACAGAAGGGATAGAATTTGGTTTGTTGCCTACGCCAAAAACAATGGATGCGACAAACGAGGGACGGAAATTAACGAATGGGAAAAACATATCCCATATAACGGGGAAAAGATTTGGAATCAGTTTACCACAAATGGCAAACAATCAAATGTTGCCAACACCAACAGCAATGGACGCGACAAATGCAACAATAAAAATGAAGTCATCACAAGTAAAGGAAGGCTCGATGCACAGTGTGACATTGACAAGAGCAATGGCAATGGGGATGTTGCCGACACCACGAGCATCGGACGAGAGGATACATTGGAAGACGGACAATTGGAAAGGGGACGATTTAGGAAGTCATATAAACGAGGCACTTGGGACTCGTTCCCATCTGTCTCCCCAATTTGTACTAGAGATGATGGGATTTCCGACCGATTGGACGGAATTACCTTTTCTAAGTGGAGAAACGAATCAATTAAAGCAGCAGGTAACGCAATCGTACCCCAAGTAGTTTTTCAAATATTTAATTCTATACAACAATACGAAAACACAAACAACTAAAATTTAAACAATGGCACAAAAACTTTACACTGGAATAATTTTTTTTCAAGATGCCCAAACACCGCGAAAATATCGCAACATTTCAAACTTAGAAAACTTTGCCAAATTTGGCTTAAAATTAGGCGGTTGGTATGTGAACCTATATTGCAAAAGTTCGGGGAAATTTGAGCATCGCTTGTACTTCTGACAACGTTTTACACTTCGGGATCAACCCCGAAAAACATCTAGGGGCATTTTGCCCCTTTTTTTATGTCCTGATTTTATCAAAGGTGAAAAGAAAGTGAAAAGTAGGGTCAGTAGGTGACCTAGGGTCATCAGTTTGGAAAATTACCAAGGGTCAGGGTCACCCCCCTAAAGGGGTGTGACCCTGTACCCGTGGATCATTTTTTCAAAAAAAATATTTGGTACGAATACGAAAAATATTTGATAACTTTACAAAAATTGTGAAAAGTTGAAAAAAAATTTAATTTTTGGTGGTTTGGCGCTGGCAGCAGTAGCGTATTTTGTTTATTCCAAAAAACAATTTGGCGAAAAAACAAAATTGCTATTTGACAAAATAAAAATTGTCGGTTCAGGCATCAGCAAAAAAATAGAATTAAATTTTAAAGTACAGAACCCAACAGGATCAAGCGGCACAATTTCTGCATTACAGGGCGAAGTATATTTTGCTGGTAAACAAGTTGCAGATTTTTCAAATTTTAGTGAACAAAAAATAGCCCCAAAAAGTGAAAGCATTTTAAAAGTTATTGCTAGTCCTAGCATTGGAATTTTACAACTTTTAGCAACAAAGGGATGGTTAAAAAAAGGCGCTGTTTATGAAATTAAAGGGACTGCAAATTTTGACGGAATTGTTGCGCCATTTCAATACAAATCTGCTATATAATGGACAAAAATATTTTACTTGGTAAATTAACTCCGTTTAGTAATCAGCGCCGTTTGCTGGTAAATGAACAGCAAGTAAAAGACATTGTTTCTGCAATGCTTGAAGCACATAAAAAATACGCTAGTGAATACGATAAAATTTCTGATAATTTTTATTCAGGTGGTGCAATTCAAACTGCAAAGAAAATATTTCAATTTCTTAAAAAGAATATCAAATACACGGTTGATAGTGAAGCCAGCCAAAAAATAATGTCACCTAGCGCCATAATTTCAATAGGTCGGAATGACTGTAAAAATTATGCGCTTTTTATTGTTGGTATTTTAGACAGTTTGCGCCGCAAAGGATATTTTAACAATAAAGTTTTTTACCGTTTTGCTTCATATAGGTTATTGGATTCAATACCCCATCATACTTTTGCGGTGGTAATTGATGATCAGGGAAATGAGGTTTTTGTTGATCCTGTGCTATCTACATTTAACGAAAGAAAAACATATTTTCATAAAATTGATAAAACGCCAAAAATGAGCTTATACTCCGTTTCGGGAATTTTCACAAAAAAGCCAAAACCAGCGGCAACAACCAAAATAGATACTACAGGAATTACAAAGGCACCAGCCAAAAAAATTGTTGTAAAAGTTGCACTGGCACCAGCACGCGGCGCGTTTCTTTTATTAGTTGGTTTAAACTTTACAGGGCTTGCAACAAAATTGAAACAGGCATTTGTTAACAATAAAAATAAGGTTAACGATTTTTGGAATAATTTGGGCGGCAACACAAATGAATTGTTAAGAAAAGTTGAACAGGGCGCCCTTAAAAATAGATTGCTTGGGGAAGATGTTTATTTTCCTTCTGAAGGACAAATTGGTGTTGTTGAAGCAGCTACAGCCGTGACAGTGACAGCGGCAACTCCTATTTTGGTAAAAGTTGCGCAATTTCTTGCTAGTATTGGAATTGATGCCAAAGAACTTGGCGACAGCGCAAAACAAATCCTAGCAAAACAAGTACAAAATGTTGTTGATAAACAACAGGAAAAACAAAAAGCAGAGGCGCAAGATTTTAATAGAAATGTTGAAAAAATTGTTGAAAGCGCCGAAATGCCAGCACCCCAAAAACAAAATTATTTGCCTTACTTAATTGGTGGGGGATTGGTTATTTATCTTATAAGTAAGAAAAAATAACTTTCTTTTCACCTTTAATATTAATAACATGACAGCAGCACAGAAAGCAGCAAAAGAAAAATTTTCAAAAGCAATTGCATATAGAACAAAAACAGGGGTAAGCTTAAAAGAAGCTTTTGCTCATGTTTACGGTAAAAAAGTTGGTGCAATTAAAAAGAAGACAGCTTCAAAGAAAAAAGCAGCTGTAAAAAAAGCAATACCAAAAAAGAAAACATCTGTAAAAAAAGTAGCACCAGTTAAGGCGGCACCAGCAAAAACAACAGTAAAAAAATATAATTCAATTACAACTGTTAGCGGAATAAAAAAAGCAGCTGCAAAAAAGAAAGCAGCCCCTAAAAAAGTTACTTCAAGTCATAAAGACACAAAAAGTCACAATGTAAACATTAGAGTAATGAGTGGAATAAATAAAATGATAGGTAATTTAAGAAGGCAATATATAGCAGTCTTTCACCTTTCAGATGGTAGTGCTGAAAATGAAGTTTTTAGCGCAACAAGTTTAAAAGAAGCAAAAGTTTTTGCTAGTATGTATAAAAGAAGAAATGGTTTTAAAGGTCGTGTTACAGTGCATTTAATAAAAAGATAATAGTAAATATTAAATAAAAATCTTGGAATAGTGTTCCACAAAAAAACAAAAAACAAATAAAATGGCTAGAAGAAAAAAGAAGGCAGCCCCACGCCGCCGCCGTTCAGGCAGAAAAATGGGAGCATTGGGTAAAGGTTTTATTATGGATGCGGCTGGATTAGTTGCTGGTGCTGTTGGCGCTAGAATTTTAACCAGTTCACCAAAAATTTTACCAAATCTTGATTCTAAGTTAAAAAGCGCTGGTGTAATTGCATTGGGTGTTTTCTTTCCTAAACTTTTGAAAGGTGGTTTGGGTAAGTCAATTGGTGACGGTATGATTGCTGCTGGTGGTCTAGGATTGCTACAGGCTACAAACATACTCGGACAAATTGATTCAAGCATGGACATTCCTGTTTCGGTTATGGCTGGTGATGATCTTAGCGTAATTGCTGGTTATACTCCTGATAACCTTAGCGTTATTGCTGGAATGGATGAAGAATATAATTACTAAAATTTAAAAAAAATAACATGGCAACACAACACGGCGCCCGCCTAGTTTTCGACAATTCGAAAGCCCTTATTTCAAATGCTGGATTGAGCATTCAATCAGCTGTACTTTCTCAATCTTATTTAAGAAGTGAAGTTGCGATGTCAACTTCTGTTACTTCATATCAGATTCCTATTATCATTAATACTCAACAAGGTAATTCCTATTCCACTAACAACCTGTTGCAACTTCAGGACGCGTTTGTAGTTTCTAGCATAGGCATATTTGTTTCAATTCCAACTTCAAGCACTACAACTGCTTTTCCTTTGTACACTTATCCTAACGCAATAGCTTTCACCACTTCAGGTGCTGCAACTGCTTTGTATAATTTGTACTCAGGCAAACTTTCTATTACTGTAAATAATAAGACCATCATGCCATCCTGGGATATTTACAGACATTTGTATGTTCCACAATTTCAACAAGGAACTTCAAGTAGTGCAACTAACGGCGGTATAGATCAAAATGACGCAACAGAATTTGGATACTATCCATGTGAACCAAATTTGGTTTTTGTTGGATCTAAAAATAACGTTGTTACTTTAGATCTTCCAGCTGCTATTGGTACTTTGCAAGCTTCTACAACTCCTAGAATTGTGGTAATTTTTAGAGGCATCCTAGCGCAGAACTGTACTCCAGTACGCTAGTTTTAAATTGATAGCAATGCAGTGGGGCGATGGCACGTTAAAAATAGAAGCCCCTTTTTTTTATTTTAATATAAAAGTCAAAAAATGACAAAGATTCAAAATTTCGAATTTATTGAATGCGTTGTACCACAATCTAGCACTGGAACAAAATTCTTTTTTCCTGATCAGCCACAATTGCGTTTTACATCATTGTTAAATTTAGTTTCTTATACAACAGATTCTTGTACTAATTCAATTTTAAGTGGCAATCCTTTGTTGTCAATTGCAAATTTGAAAAATACATACTTGATTCTTTACGCTAATGATAAGGAGTGTATAAATCGTATTCCTGTTATGTCATTAAATGTACAAGGCACAACAACTGCATCAAGTTCATGGGTTTATAATATTGCCCCATTTGCTGGACAGCAAATTGTATGGTCAAAGTCATACATACAAAGCCCTGTTGCTTATTCATCAATTTCAGGATCTAATTTTTCTGTTGTTTTTGGTGTTTATTACGCTTAATTAGGCACTTTCTTTTCACCTTTAATAATTGAATTATGGCAAACCCAAACAACGTTTTTTTAACTGGTACTCAAAAAGTAATGGATTGGTACGATCAAAACGCAAAAACTTGTTATTGGTCAATTACTGATACAAAGGGTGATATTGTTTTTTATAATGCTGACAATGACGAAAACGTTTCACGTGATCATTTAGAGGCAAACATCAAAAGCGCTGAAACAGCTGGAATGGATTGCACATTTATTTTGCGTATTCATCCAAAAGCACCCAAAGGGGGTTACTTTGTTAATAGTTCTGAAAAAATGATTATTACAAAATTTCGCCCTGTTTCATATGAAACATCAACAATACAGCCAATTGGTAATATACAAATGGGTTACGCTAATAATCATTTGTTAGGTGAATTAAACAGCTTAAAAAGCCAAATTGCGGCTTTGCAAATGAAATTAGATCAGGAAGATGAAGAAGATGAAGAAGATGAACCTGAAGAAGGTGGATTGGCTGGTTTTATGAAAAACCCAATGATTCAAAATATGCTTATTCAACAATTACAAGGAATATTTATGCCAACAACAAAAGTAACTAACGTAGCTGGTGTTTTAGACGGTGCTGAAGCTGATCAGGATGCTAAGATTGATGAAGCAATAGAAGTGCTAAAACAATTTGATTCTAATTTAGGTGATGATCTTTTACTATTGGCTGAAATGGCTTTAAATGATAAGCAGCAATTTAATTTTCTTCTTAAAATGTTAAGAAAATAAAATGGGAATTGAAGTAAGTAAATTGATTGGCAAAAACTTGGTAACAAAAAAAATGTTACCAGCTTTTAATTTTCCTGAAAAACCTAACAAAGTATTATTTACTATTCCTGTAAACGGTCGCACTGGTGAAGTATATAGTTATGTTGAAAGACCTACAGGCATTTGGTTACAATTTAGAAGATTAGGCGGATCTTTTTATTATATTTTATTTAGCCCTAGTAATTTTGTGGTTACTTCTGACATTCAAAAAGAAATCAAGATACAGCAAGCACAGGATGAAAAGGAAATAATACAACAAAAAGGACAATTTGCATATTATTTTGAAAAGTATGGAAAAATTGTATTTTTTGGTGTAATTGGTGCTTATGTTTTAACGTCCTATTTAAAAAACAAAAAATGAAAAACAAAGCACTTTTAACTTACTTGTTAATTGGTGGCGCTGCTTATTATTTTATTTATAAAAGCAAAGCCAAAAAAAAAGGTAAAATAATTGTACCTGAACCAACCAAAATAAGTGAACAGGAATTTAGGCAAAAGGCACCAGTGAAAACAATATTTCAAAAAGCTGGTCCAATTGTAAAAAAAATATTTGCAAAGAAAAAAGGTGTGGGGAATTTTCCTGACACTATTTAAAAATTATTATTATGCCACAACCTGAACATTTAAAATTATATGAGCAAAGCGAAACTAAAATAAAGTTTCAAAAACAGTTAAATGATCGTCAGCGATACGATCAGGAAAACAGCTTATCTAAGTCAACAGGACGTGTTTTTCAAAAG